ATATTCGGGTCGTCTTTTAATTGTGACCTGTGGTTAGATGGATGTGGAGTTAAATCAGAATTTAATACTTCACAAAGTACCAAATATGAATTCTTCCTTTGTGGGTCCTTTATCATCTTAACAGGTTGTAACATACAATCAGAATAGTTACCTTCAGCTTGTTTGGTTGATGACCCATCAAAACTCCAAATAGGTAAGTTCTCCAAAGTAGGCTCACTCTCAGTTTGAATTACCTTTGTTTTACTTCTTAAATTTGGTTCAGGTTTATAACCATCTAACCAAATGTATTCAAATTTATATATCATATCATTAATCAATTTCGTAGTTTTCAACATCTAAGTCAGTGTATGCCTTAGATACGGCATCAACCCAAGATAATTTCATAGTGGTTTGTAATTCTTTGGCTTTATCCAAAACTTCAATACCCAAACCTTTCTTGTGGGATTCCCATAACAATTCTTCTACAAGTTCTTCGTTGTTCATATTAATCGTTATAAATGTCTAGAATGTATTTTTTTTTATTGTTCTTCTTTGGGGTTTCGTACTTATACTCGCTACCAATCACAAATGAAATCCAATATCTAATCCATATTAAATCAATACCAAAACTATATGTTGTACTTTTTAATTTCTTACCTGTTTTTTTATTGGTGTGGAACACACCACTCAAATGTCTTGATGAAAAGAATCCAAGATGACGATAACTTTTATGTTGCATTGATTCGTCAGTCCAAACAGATTTCAAATAAGAGTTTACTTCATTGTTTCCGATATTAAAGTTAAAGATTTTCATAGTGAAATGATAACATAATTACCAACTTTATTCAATGATTGTTGAAAGTTTTTTTAAATATTTTCCGTATGAATTTTTTGAGTATTTCTCGGCATGTTTCTCTAACTGACCAACGTCAATCCACCCATTATTGTAAGCAATCTCTTCGATACAACCGACCATAAGACCTTGTCTTTCTTGAATGGTCTCAACATATTGTCCGGCTTGATTTAATGACTCAAATGTTCCCGTATCAAGCCAAGCAACACCTCGTGGTAACTTATGTACACTCAACAACTCCCAATCTAAATAGTGTTGAATAACGTCTGTGATTTCAAGTTCACCTCTCTCGGATGGTTTAACATTATGTACAACTTTAACTACTGAATTGTCAAAGAAATATAAACCTGGAACTGCATAGTTTGATTTTGGTTTCTTTGGTTTCTCTTGAATACCTGTGACATTCCCTTTCTTATCAAAAGACAACACGCCATATCTTTCAGGGTCATTAACCTGATAACCAAATATTAACGCTCCAACAACTATTTCTTTACTCAATTTCTTAATCTGTTCCTTTACCTTATCGGTATCAATACCATAGAAGATATTGTCACCAAGAATTAAACAAACCGAATCATCACCAATAAATTTCCCTCCGATTATAAACGCTTCAGCAAGTCCATTTGGTTTCTCCTGAATCTCATAACTTAAACTAATTCCCAACTGACTTCCATCACCCAATAGATTTTGGAATAGTGGTTTATCTTGTGGCGTGGATATGATAAGAATATCATTTATACCCATTGACATTAATGTTGCAAGTGGATAATAAATCATCGGTTTATCATATACAGGTAACAATTGTTTGGTCACTGATAATGTAAGCGGATGTAATCTTGTTCCTGAACCTCCTGCGAGTATTATCCCTTTCATTCCTCTGTGACTGTAATCTTTATTCTTTTACCATTTAAAGTAATTGGAGTAATTGTCATAGTTTCATCAATTGAGATTGTTTTACCTCCAACCTCAACTTTATATAATGACATACTCTCGTTCTCTTGTCTTGACCAGTAATCAAGTCCTCGGGCAATTTCGTTTGTTACCCATTTTACTTCCCAATTATTGTTTTCCATATTCAATTTTTTTCCATTTATTATCAGAGTCCAACTCAAATTCTCCGATGAACTCTTGTTTCCACTGTGTTGGTTGGATTAATGATAAGAAAGTTTCACCATTATTTCTACGATACAAATAATATTTTTCACCAACAATGGGTTGAAAGTTGTAGTTTGAAGAATAAACCATTTGGTTCCATTCAAACTCTTCAACTAATTTACTATATTGTTCTTTAATTTCCTCATACTTCTTGTTGAAGTAATGGTTTGTCTTCAGTATCTTCTCGTTCTTCCAAGTTGATATGTTATCAGGAATAATCACAGGTGCTCCGACATTTGTTGCGTATGGTAATAGATGAGCGTAGTATCCACGTTCTTCACTCCATACAACATTATCGGGGTATCTTTTAGTGTGTTCCATTTGTTAATGACATTCCGTGTCTTATTCCTGTAATAAAATCTTGTAATTCACTTTCAGTTGTGATAAAATCACCCAAGACAATACCAATCTCATTTCCAACATCAGAGACATCTCCGTTGTCGTAATTAACATTATCTAATTGAGTTTTAATACGATTTAATATGTTTGTGAAATCGCCCATATTATTCTGTGATTACAATCTTTAAACAATTCTTTTTAATATACTCCTCGTCAAAGGTCTCTACACCTTGTGGATAAACACATAGATGTTTCATTTTTGTATCATATAAAACATCTGATGTGTCAATATGAGTTACAGGTTCTAATGTTGCGGTCATAGGTTAATTACTTAATGGTGCTTTAATTGTTGGGTGTGATTGGTAGTTCTCCAAAATAACATCATTGACTGAACTACAGAATATTCCATCTCTAACACTAACCTTTGGTAAGTCGTATGGTTCTCTACCAATCTGTTCTTTCGCTTGTTCAATATGATTTAGGTAAATGTGAGTATCACCCAAGTTACCAATCAATTCGTCAGGAACCATATTCACTTCGTCAGCAATCATAGTCAATAACAATCCATAACTTGCAATGTTGAATGGTAAACCTAAGAATGTATCTACCGACCTTTGATTCCACATTAAAGAGATTGCTCGTTTAGGTACATTTAAGTTATCAAAGTACTCTTGTATATTAGGAACTTGAAGTTCAAGTGGAACCATTGTAGGGTCTAATTTTTCAAAATATAAAACATACCGTTCTTCCAAACTCAACTCTCTTGTATAAACTTGAAATCCATAATGACAAGGTGGAAGAACCATTTGGTCTAATTCACCTACATTCCAAGCATTAACCATCATTCTCCTTGAGTCAGGACTTGTTTTAAGGTCGTTGATTAGGTATGTAATTTGGTCTATTCCGTACTCAATCCTTCTTACACCTGCCTCTTTACTCTTATCTTCAACTACATCCCAACCTGTATGCCAACTTCTCCATTGCTTACCATACACAGGACCTAAATCACCCCACTTATAAGCAAACTCATCATCAGTTTTGATTTTGTTGATGAACTCTTCTTTTGTTAATGTCTCAACTTGGGTTGATACCCCGGCAATAACCGAATACCTCTTATAAGCATCACCATCCCAAATATGACAATTATTATCAACAAGGTACTTGATGTTGGTATCACCTGTTAAAAACCATAACAACTCAGTTACAATCTGTTTCCAAGCCATCTTCTTGGTTGTAAGAAGTGGAAATCCATCTTTCATATTATGACGAATGGTGTAACCAAAAATTGATTTGGTTCCTGTGCCAGTTCTGTCTTTCTTCTCCACCCCAAAATCTAAAATGGTTTGGAGTAATGTTTGGTATTGTTTATCTAACCCGTTCATATTGTTCTATTGTTTTTTCTAATTGATGATACATTTCTTTAATTCTCATTCCTAATGTATATGGGTCAGAATGTTTAATCGCATCTAATGTTATAACGTGATTTACTCTAAACCATTGAGGTGTTGTGTATTGTTTCTCTCGCCCCCACATTCCCTCATACTTCATAAACGCAACATCATGCATTTTTACCAAACAATCAAATCGTATCTCACAAATTTGTCTTGTGTCAGCTTCCATTTCGGATACTGGTTTTATTTCAATTTCGTTATTCATAACTTTTTATTTCTTTTTTTCCTTATTTAAATGATGTCTTCCAATCCATCAATCTCATTTCTTAATGTGTTAATCTTTGAATGGACATACTCCTCAAGCTCGTGAGATATCTCCAAATACTTTCTTCTCAGTTCGTGGAACTTTTCATCCTGAACTTCTTTGAATGATGAGTAATGTTTGAAACAATAATGGATACCTTCATTCTCCATTCTATAACGAACCATTTCAATTTCCTCAAGTTCGTTGTGTAGTTTATCAATTTTTTCCATATACTTCATCTAATATTTGTTCGTAAACCTCATCGTATTGTTTTCGTTGTTCTTCGGTCAATGACTCATACAAATTTAACATAAACCACTCGTCCATCTTATACGCAACCTTCAAATCTTTTAAGTAAGTTTCACAATAACTCCCATCAGGACTCATTTTACACATTGTTACCTTACAACAACCATCTTCACCACATCCCGAGCATACAGGACAATATATGGAGTCTTCATCCCCATACTTCTCCCTGAACTCTTCATTGTGTTCCAGTTCGTGTTTAAACCATTCAAAACTTGGGATGTCCTCGTAACCTATGAAACTATCTGCATATCTCTGATATAGGTTCCATTCAATTGGTGGATTATTTAATTTTTCAAATATGGGTCCCATATCATCGGCCCATTTTTGTTTCCACTCCTCAAATGTAAGAGTAGATTTAGGATTTTTTTCTAAAAAATTCCAATATTGTGTCTCTAATGTTGCCATATTAAACTGAAAATAAAGTTACCAAAAGTGTAATTGTGAAAACAATAATCATTATTACCAAACCTGTCAAATCAGTTTCATTATTTTGTCTATTCATCGTATTATATTTATTTCAGATTCAGTTTCAATAATCACACGAGCACCGCAAGATAGTAATGTTTTATCATTACCACCATACACAACACGACTAGGTCCCAAGATTTCAACCTCGGAACAATATGTGTTCTTTCTACCTTCTTTAATGGTAATGACAGGGTCTAACGTATTGTTCTTTTTGTTAGCCCTTATTTTGTGTTGATTTACGTGGATATACTTCTTCACCCCACAAAGATAATGCGGAATTAGTGAAGAATCAAATTATTGACCAATAACAATATCACCAGGATTCAAAGTTTTCATCCCATCAATTTTCTCCTCAACCTCATCATAAAAATAAGCCTTAGTGACAGCAATTATACTTTGTTCGGTCTGAGCAACTTTTGAAGTCATCCAATCCTCTAATTGGTCGTCATCAGATAGATTCTCCCACATTTTATAAGCAAGAGTCGCAATTGTGAACAATTGTTGTTTAGTCATCTTGTTCCCATCATGATTGGTACCGATAGACTCTCTAATCTTATCTAATTGTTTTTGTGTAATTTTAATTTTAGCCATATCATATAAATATAACAAAGGGTGTAAAAATACACCCTTCGTAAGAGCCCAACTCGGATAGAGTCAGTCCACCACTTTGTAAAACAAAGACTTTACAATTTATACATCCAAACTTTATAAGTTTTAGTGTTATCCATCAAATCAACAAATGTTAAACCTTCAATCACACCATAATTCATATTGTAATTATACAACGTACCAACTAAATTACCCCAAGGTGTATCATATAATTCCAATTTATAGTTGGATGGAGTTGAGTAAAAATAGTACGTAGACGGTTGACTATTAAATGAGTAGTTATTTTGAACAGTAAATGTTAATGTATCAGTTCTTTCCTCAGAGATAAAATTAGTATAAGTTATTTGAGTAATGACCCAAGTAGTATTACTAAATCCAGGTACATTCATTTGACTTTCATCAATAGTTACATCATAGTTCTGATATGGAGAAATATTTGTATTATATTCCTCATCTTTAACACATGAAGTCAATCCAACCAAAACAAATAAAATAAAAAGTAAATTTTTCATATTAGTAAGTAAAAATAATTGATTGTTTAACTATGTGATTTGGGATGTGGAATAAATCGTCTTTACCATCATATATACTGAACACCCTATCATTGTTTAATGATAAATTAAGTAAATCCATAAAAAGTTTGAACTGTATTTTGTCCGAAAACTCCTTATCAATTATAGTCCCAAAATCAGGGTGAATTAGTTTTATTCCTCGTTTCATTTTACAAAGATAATACTTTTTTTTGATTTTACTTAATTTTGTCTGATATTTTTTCCAACATTTTCATTACGTTGGATTCTGCAGATGTATTATTTGGGTCATTTTTGAGTAACTTAATTGACCTCAAAACAAAATAACCAATAACACTAACTAAAATGATATCCATTAAAGATGTTCTTCCTTTCATATTTTTATTTTTTACAAATTTAGTTTAAATTTTTTTCTTCACCAAATTTTTTAACATAATAATCTATGGTAATATCAATTCCATCACTAAAATTAGTTTTTGGCTCCCAAGCAAGTGTCTTTTTTAACTTTGAATAATCTATTGAGTACCTAAAATCATGCCCTTTTCTATCTTCAACAAAAGTAATTAACTCATGAGAATTTTGTTCCCAATCTTTTAAATTATCAATTTTATCACAAATTATTTTAGCCAATCTAATATTACTTATTTCATTATCTCCACCAACACAGTAAGTTTCACCAATTTTACCATTATGTAATATTCTATCAATAGCATCAACATGGTCCATTACAAATAACCAATCTCTAACATTTGTTCCATTACCATATATTGGAATGTTTTCCCCTTTCAATATTTTTTTAATGACAGTAGGTATGAATTTCTCATCATGTTGATTTGGCCCATAATTGTTCGAACAATTCGAAATGATAATCGGTAAATTATACGTATGGTAATAAGCCCTAACAAAATGGTCAGACGATGCTTTTGAAGCAGCATATGGACTTCTTGGGTCGTAGGATGTTTTTTCATCAAATGAACCTGTCGGTCCAAGATGTCCGAAAACTTCATCAGTTGATATGTGATAAAATAATTTAATGTTATTTTTCAATGAAGCATCTAATAAATTTATAGTTCCAACAATATTTGTATTAACAAATTTTAATGGATTACTAATTGAATTATCTACATGTGATTCAGCCGCAAAATGTACCACAACATCAAATTTATAATTTTCAAAAAACTTGAATAGTCTGTCCCTTTCAAGAATATCAAAACTTATAATTCTAGTTCTAAAATGGTCTTTAATATTTTTCTTATCTGACGCATATGTTTCAGAATCTAAAATAACCAACTCATAATTTGGGTATTTTTCTTTCATATGATTAAAAAAATTGGACCCGATAAAACCGAGTCCACCTGTTACTAAAATTTTCATAAAAGAATTAATAAGAAATATTGATTATATAATCAACGTAAAACTAAAAAAAGTATACCAATTAAACCAATACCCTCAGCAATTGCAATGTTTCTAAAGGTTTTTACTTTACCTTCTTGTTTTTCAAGTTTCAATTTAGTCTCAGTATGTTTGACAACCTCTTCTTGGTACTTATCTCTTTGTGTTTTAGCTTCTGTCTCCATACTTGTAAACGCACGATTTAAGTCTTCAGAATGTTTTTGTTCTTTTAATAGTTGGTCATCACAATTATTTTTGTAAATATATAACTGTTCAATCTCTTTCTTTTGGGACTTTTCAGTTTTAATAATGGTTAACAACAGTAACTCTTGTTGTTTATTGAAGAACACTCCTGTGTCACCTTCATATACAATTCTATGGGGCTTCAAAACTTGACCAAACGCTGTCACGCTGAACAAGATTAAGCTTGCCAAGATTACTAATTTCTTTAGCATTTTCTTCTTTAATGTATTTAATTTTGGTGATTACTTCACCTTGTTTATTATCATAAGCAACTCTTAAATCACTCATCTGTCTGTTTAAAACATTAACTGAGTCTCTTAACATCTCAATTCTCTTAGTGTCTTCAATAGTTACAGTAACTTGTGGTTTATTAAATAAAACAATAATAGTGACCAACATAG